AGAAAACTTATCTGATGCCTGTGTTAAAAGAATCCTTGAGAACGGTATTCCTACCCTTGATAAAACCATCACTAAGCGTGATGACTATTGGGCTGAATACATTTTAGATTGGTCAATAGAAGATGATGACAAGGTGGTCTGTGAAGAATGGGAATCACCCTGTCTTTTAGAGTTCACTGATGGTAAGTGGATGTTTGAATATACAAATCACTGGGACAAAACCAGTAAATTCGAACTGGGTACTACCATCTAGCAAATCTCCCCTGCAATCCTTTGCCCCTTCGGGGGCTTTTTTTTGGATTAATATTAACGAAAGGGTTTACTTTTATGTTAATATCAGGCATAGTGACACTTCATTCAATAAAACGAGGCAGTAAATATGAAAGATTACAATGGTTGGACAAATCGCAATACTTGGCTTATCAACCTGTGGTTCGGTGATTATATCCGTCAAGAGTTAGAAGAAGATGCCGCGACTACAGCAGAAATGCTAGAAAACATGGTTATGGATTGCATCCAAGAAGAAGTGAAGCTTTGCTCCTTGATGCTTCGTGATTTCCTAGACTTTGATGGAATCAACTGGGGTGAAATATGGGAGCATCACTGTATGGACATTTTTTATGGAGCAGAAGCCAATGATTAATTTTGAAAATCTTACTGCCTATGAGCGCGGTGAATATGACTGCCTTCATGGGCATGATGTCAGGGATGATCAAGAGCAAGAGTATTACTGGGGTTACGCTGACCAGTATGCAACAGAGCAGTGTGAAACTGCAAAAAGCGAATTGACTGTAGGAGGTTTAAATGAGCTTATCTAAACAAGTTTGGCAGACTTTATCTGCTATTGATGTATCTCAGCATATTGAGAAAAAAGGCAACTTATCATACCTGTCGTGGGCTTGGGCTTACGGCACTATGATGGAGCATTATCCTGATCTGCACTATTCTTTTGAAGTTCATAAATGTGAAGATACCAATACTGTGGAGATTAACTGCACAGTTCACATTCATACGGGCAGTGAACAGGATCAGGTGATGATGCGGCATATGTGGTTGCCTGTTATGGATCACCGAAATAAAGCAATACCTAACCCTGATGCGTTTGCTATCAATTCTAGCAAGATGCGTTGCTTGGTTAAGTGCTTCGCAATGTTTGGGTTAGGGCATTACATATATGCGGGGGAAGATATCAACCCTGTAGTTGCTAATGCGATAATCACTGAGGATCAGGCCAAAGAACTGAAGGCAATGATTCATGAACGTGATGCTGATGTTGCCGCATTTTGTAAGCACTTCAAATGCGAAAATCCAAGCCAATTACTCGCTTCTCAGTTTGACCGGGCTATGCATGCCCTGCGAACTAAGCGAAGGAGTGAAGGGTGAACAAGAAAATTGTCAGCCTGATATGCCCGATGTGTGATGACGCATTGGGAGCCTATCAAAGATCATCTGACGATCCGGACTGTGCATATATTTTGGAATCGTCATGTGTTGATTGCGCTATTTTAGTCCAAGCGTATACGCCAACTGCGGAATATTTCAAGAAATTTCATGAAAGAATTGCAAAGGAGGTAGAGAGTGATAATTTTAGATCACGAACAAGGCACTGAGGAGTGGTTTGCCGCTAGGCGTGGTAAACCTTCCGCAAGTAACTTTGGGCGGCTTATAACGAGGACAGGGAAGCCGTCTAGTTCAGCCGAAGGGTATATCAACCAGTTGATAGCAGAACGTCTTACAGGAAAATCTGAGCCTATCTACATCAATGAATGGATGCAACGAGGCACAGAACTTGAGCCAGAAGCTAGGGAAGCATACGAGTATGTTAGTGGCAATGATGTTCTTGAAACTGGATTCATACTCGATACGGGTTGGCGTTGGGGCTGTTCGCCTGATGGCCTGATAACCAATCAAGGCGGCATAGAAATAAAATGCCCTGCGCCCACAACAATGGTTAGCTATTTGCGTGACCCAGAAGTTGGCGTAAAGAAGTACTGGCAACAAATACAAGGATGTATGTGGATAACTAATCGGGATTGGTGGGATTTTTTCGCGTATCACCCTGAGATGCCCCACGTTTTAGTTCGAGTTGATCGTGATGATCAATATATTGAAAAAATGGCTGAAGAAGTAACCAAAGCCGCAAATGAGATAGAAAACCAACTGGAGAAGTTAAAATGAAAGTAGGATTAAGTGTTCGTATTGATGTAACCAAGATTGATAAGTCTAGACTGTATAAGGGGGAGAAAGGAACATATCTTGACCTGACTACCTTCGTTGATACTGCTGTAGCCGATCAGTATGAGAATAATGGCTTTATCAGCCAGACGTTGAGCAAAGACGAGCGTGAGGCCAAAGTTCAGACGCCAATCTTAGGCAATGTCAAAGTGTTCTATACCGATTCAGGTTCACCCGCAGGGTCAGCGGCTCAAGGCAATACAGCGGCAGAGGAATCTGCATTTGATGATGAAATACCATTCTAGGGTAAAAAAGCCCCCCTCGCGGGGGGCAAACCATAGGAGGTTGTGAGTCGGGGGAACCCACTCAATTAATATAGCATAGGATAATAGAAGATGAAATTAATACATGCAGGCGATTGCCTTAAAAGAGCGCAAGCAATGCGGTCAGTTAATAGTAGAGAGTTGGCAAAAATTACTGGAACATCACCACAACAGGTATTAAGGTGGCGATCCAATGCCAATATTAAGTTGCATACCTTACAGTTGATATGCCTTTCGTTAGATATGACGATTCAAGAATTTACCAATTTGTAAAATATTTATACAAATAGGTTTACATTTGCGTGTATTACAGGCAAACTTCAAAAAGTGATCGGGCTAGAGGCTGACGAATCCCTTAAATCAAACGTCAGAGTCGCGTTGCCAATTGCGGACATAGCCCCTGCGATAACTCGGTAGTTATCAACGGATAGATTAGATATTCGATACGGTCACGAACTTTACCGCTGAGTCGCGTTAGCCCTCAGGTCGATTAATTAGCGTTTTGTTGTTAAAGGGTTACATTCGCCCTTATAAAAGTTTATAAAAAAATAATTTATTAATCATCAGGCGAGGCTTGCCGAGCCATAGGAGTTTAAAATGACACAACAAGAAAGAGTCTTATCTTATTTGAAAGAAGGTAACAGATTGACTTGTTTGAATGCTTTTAACGAATTAGGTATCACACAAGTTGCTAGTCGTATATTTGAGTTGAAAGAGCAGGGTCACGATATCCGCAAAAAAATGATTTCAGTGACCAACCGATATGATGAAAAATGTTCAGTGGCTGAATACTACTTGGGGAGTGAATGATGTTATTAAATACTAATGAAGATTGGCAACCGGAAGAATCAGATATTATCGCGTGGCAGAGAGCATATCCTGCTATCAATGTTCATCAGGAACTAGCCGCTATGGAGTCATGGCTTGACGCTAACCCTACGAGGCGCAAAACGTCTAGGGGTATCAAGCGATTCGTTAATTCATGGCTATCTAGGGCTCAAGATAAGGGTGGTTCACCTCAAGCCCGGTCAGGAACGAAGAGTGATTCTATTCGCGCCAAGTCTATTGATATGCAACTCACTGATATCTCATGGCTAGATGGTGAAGATTACGAAATGATGAAGCAGTATTATATCCAGAAGCGCGGATTCTATTATGACGGGGGTCTAATCAATGGCTAGTAAATATCATCCCGCCCTGATTCCATTTAAAGGCGATCACCCGTATTTTAAAGATGGGGAAAGTTACAGCTACAGGCAATATAGTGATTGGACTTTTGAAAATGATGAGCGCAACGGAATAGTTCCTTCTACCATGAAAGGTAGGTTGCGGCATGAAGAATTTTGCGAGGCAAGGCACTTGTATCCGATTGCTGACTTTGCCGCTACAAGCGAAAAGGTAAAGCTACTTAAAGGCTACTGCAAAGAAACCAGGCTAAAGGTTTTAAACAGACCGCGACTAGAAACTGATTCTGAGAAGATGATGGGTAAATGGCTGAAAGTTAAATTTTGACGCAGGGGGATTTCGTGAAAATTAATAACCCGAAAGATGGCGAATCTGCATTACCTTTCTTAATGAAACGGATACAAGAGTGGGACTACACTGTCCCGCTCTGCATCAAGTTAGAAAAGTATGACGATGGCCGCTCACTAAGTCAGAACGCACTATTCCATGTCTGGTGCGCTGATCTCTCGAAAGCATTTATTGAAAAAATACCGACAGCAACTAAAGAAAACATGAAGCTGATGTTAAAGCAAAGGTTTTTAGGTACTTATGACGTCAAGGTAGGAAAGACAGTTATTGAAGGGCAAGTGAAATCATCTTCTAAACTGACGAAAGGCGAAATGGTTTACTTTATGGATAACGTGTATCATTGGGCGAGAGATAACGGGGTATTGCTAAAAGTGCCGCATGATTCGGAATACGCGAGGCTACAAAACCAACAGGAGCAGTAAATGGATAAGATTGATCCTAGAGTGCTAAAAGAGTTTGCAACTACAAACAGGCATCACGAAGTATTAGATGCTGTTATCAGTGAAGGGTCAGCGAACAAGGCGGCCAAGTATCTGGGTTGCGGTAGGCGAGTTGTTGACAAGATGCTTGCTAGGCTAGAAAAGAAAGCGGCAAGTCAGGGCGTATCACCTCACAGGGATTTGGTTCATCAGACCGCAGAAGGATTTGAAGCCAAGCGAATATCAACCGCATACAAAGATGACGGCTCAGTCGCCCTACAGTGGGTTATTCAGGA